CTACAGACGTGGGCAAACTTCGTCAGAGGGGACTAAAAGTGTCTTCATTTAACCAATCATGCGGCTACTTTAATGAACACGGAGACAGTGAGGTTGCTAGTGTTGCACTGATGATTAATGCTTTTAGCTTTACTTATGACTTACTAGTCATGATAGCTGAGAGAAACATTCCTCTTACCTTTCCTGTACCTTCTCTTAGGGCAGAACTTCCTTATGGCGGTAGTAAGACTAAATCTACTACTACTTATTTGGGAACAGGTGCTAGGCAAATTAATATCTGGGATGACGATGACGAAGATTGGTACTTTGATGTACAGAAGGGAGAGTGGATGCCTCCAAAAAGCGAATTGGCTTCTACTAAAGGTCCAAAGCACTGGTCTAGACCAGAAGATCCCTTGGACATGCTAGATCCTTTTGGAAATGTCGCTTACGATAAAGATAAAGCAGAAGAAGCCGCTGCTGAAGAAGAGTACCAAATCTACAGTGAGTGGGTAGAGTCATGTTATCCTGAGTATGCAGATCCTAGACTAAGGGATGAATTGTCATCATTTAGTATTAAGTCTAAAGTTCTATACAAACAAGAAGACTTAGACGAGATGATTATGGATGGAACATGTCCTAACTGTCTTGGTAATCACATTCATGTTACAAACGATCTTCTATTGAGTAGTTACTGTTATGAATGTGAAAGTATCTTCAACGTACCAAAAGACGAACAAGAGTTTATCGGAACTTTGATGGACGATTGTAAGGCTGGAGAGGTAGCTTTTGCAGACATTGTAAAACTTTAATTACTCTATGGAAATAGAACATTATGGAGAGAGTCTGGAGTCACATCCAGACTTTCTCTTTATGAAAAAAATGTGGATAGAAGACCAAATTTCCTTGCAAAAAGAGGAAGATTTGCCTATCTTTGTAGACCCAATAAAGATTAATTCACATGAAATCTTTAAGGGTGTAAACTTTACTTTAATCAAACCAACCAATGAAGAAAACGTTTTACGAGGTTCTCTGGGCACTACTGCAGAAAGAGAAGATGATCGACAAGTGGATTTACGAAGAGAAACTTCTACATAACGGAACCACTTACAGTTGGACACCTAAGGCACTAGAAGACCTAGATTTTTCTAAATCTATTGGAGAGTTGATTGCTCCTAAGTCTTCTGTAATTGACTCACTTACTACTAAACACGTAAACCCAACAGCAAAGAAAGATATTGCTATCTCTGCTACTTGGTTGGCTGAGTTTATAAGTAAGTTTAGTGCTAAGAATCTAGGAGTATCAGGTAAAACCACAGATAAGTCTAGCGTAGTAAAACGCTTAATTAGATTTATCAGTGAGTACGACTACACTCTTGAGGAAATAGCACAAGCAACAGATCTATACATAAGTACACTTAAGTCTCAAGGAAACATCAGGTTTATTAGGGAGTGTGGTTACTTTATTTACAAAAAGATAGATGGCGTAGACCAAAGCGACTTAGCTAAATGGTGTGAGGAGTTAAAGAATGGCACAGGTCCAGCCTACAACAGTCATCAAATTCTTTAATTATGGATTTTGAACAATTAATTGGGCAGATTGAACGTAATAAACTAGTGAAGGAAGAGGGGGGATTAACTTCTATCCCTCCTCCATTTCCTAGACTAGGAGAACATTACGGAGGATTTACTAAAGGTTCTATTACTTGTTTAACAGCTGCATCAGGTGTAGGTAAGTCAAAGTTCGCTAAGTACATGACTATCTTAAACATCTACAAGCAAGTAACACTTAAGAAAAGTTCTATCAAACCTAAAATCTTCTACTTTGCCTTAGAAGAAAGTGCTACAGACTTTTGGTTATCTTTTATCTCAATCTTCATGTATGAGAAGTATAGGATAACTATTAGCGTACAACAACTAAAATCTATTGGTAATTACACTATGACCTCTGACCTTATGGAAAAGGTCAAAGATGCTGAAAGGTTTATTCATAACCTACAGAACATCGTAGAAGTAATTGATTACATTAGAAACCCTACGGGTATGTCTAAGTATATTAGAGCCTATTTTGATAACCCTGAAATCGGAGAGCATACATACAAAGAACTCGAAGACGGTAAGAAGTTAATCACAGGTTACAAGTATAAGTCAGATGATACCTGGGTATTTTTTATTTTAGACCACATTAGTCTTTTGTCTAATGAGATTGCTCCTGACACCAAGACTAAGTTGTCATCTTATCAAACCTTTGACTTTATGGTTAAGGATTACGTATTAGAAGTCTTTTCTAAGCGTTACAAGATGATCAACGTAATCGTACATCAGCAGACACCTGCATCAGAGAAACAGACTTACACCTACAAAGGTCAATTGATGGAAGAGAAACTAGAACCATCAATGGAGGAACTCCACATTAACAAAGGTGTACACCAAGACTACGAAATTGTCATTGGTTTATTTAGTCCTGCTAGATACAACATCGCTACTCACAATGGGTATGACGTAAGTATCTTAGGTAACAAGTATCGCTCCCTTAAATTCCTTAAAGACCGTTACTATGGCTTAGAAAACTCAAGCATAGGACTTTATTTTAACGGAGCTAACGGAGAATTCCAAGAGTTACCTAGACCACAGGATATGAATAACCCAGTAGGCAATCATTACGAACGCTTTTTAAAAATGTAAAACAAAGAATGGATGAACAACAGAACCCGTATTTAACTAGAATAATCAAACATATGTGTGACGTTATTAACGTAGACTATACCACTATCGACTTCAAAGAAGAAGGATGGTATGAGAAGCATGTATGGACAATGGAACAAGAAGATAATTTCTTGATATGGCTCTCCTCAGAACTTTACAACAATGAAGATATGAGAAAAGAGTTATTGACTGATCCTGAAAGAACTATTGAAAACTGTTTCACTGCTGCTGTGCACTTTGTAGGCAACTTTGGCTGGGATACAGAAGACGATATCATAGACCAAATAGACGAAATCGAAGAAACCAAATAAAATATAATATATGTCAAGTAAACTAATCGCAATTGTAGGACCTTCAGGTACAGGTAAATCAACCTCTATCAGAACCCTAGATCCAAAAGAAACCTTTATTATTAACGTAGCACGGAAAGAATTGCCTTTCAAAGGAGCAGAGAAACTCTACAACACTGAGTCAAAGAACTACATGGAAGTAGATGAGATCCCTCAAATCACAGCTTTGTTACAACAAATCAGCGAGAAAGCACCACACATCAAGAATGTAATTATGGATGATGCTATCTACTCTATGTCTTTCCTTATGATGAAGAAAGCCAACGAAGTAGGTTTCGGTAAATTTGTAAACTTGGCTAAGGATGTAACCAACATGCTTACCACAGCTCGTAAACTTCGTAATGACCTTAAAGTATTCTACATCACTCACTCAGAAAACATAGAGGATGATGGTAGAATTGTAGGTCAGAAGATTAAAACGATTGGAAAAATGTTGGATAACCAAATTGTTCTCGAGGGATTGTTTACTATCGCTCTTTATACTCACGTAGGTGAAGACAAAGACGAGAAAGCAACTTACAATTTTGTAACCAACCGTTTTAGAAACTATCCTGCGAAAAGCCCTATGGATATGTTTGCTGATACATTGATTCCAAATGATTTGAACCTTGTATGTCAAGCAATTGACACTTATTACGCAGAAGAAGTACCAACAACAAAATAAAAAACAATTTAAAAACAAAACAAAATTATGAAATTCGACGAATTAGAAACCAGAGAGCCTTCATCAGGCAAAAAAATGTACACAGGATTTGCACCTATCCAAATCGTTGCTGTAAACCCAACTAGTAAAGCACTTGCTGCCCTTTTGGGAATTGACGAAGATAAAGTTAAAGAACCTAACTACGAAGGAGATAACGGAATGCGTTTGGACTTCTGGTATGTAAATCATCCAGACTTTAAAACAGATTTGCGTGGTAAGTTCTCTTTGTGGGTTAACAATGATACTCGTACCTCACAAGCAGGTAAGAAACAATTTATCGACAACTATACAAGAACCTCTTGGGCTCTTAACCTAGCTGACTTGAGTGATGCACAAGCATCTTTAGATCCTTCTCGTAGAATGGATTTGAGAAGTGCTCGTGAAGCTAAGGGCGGTGAAGAGACAGTTTATTCTTTGCTTAAGGCTTATGGTAACATCTCTCCTAAAGAGAAGCCATTTGTACTTGACTCTTGGAACTCTATTGCAAAAGGTAAAGCGAATGAGTTGGTAGACTTCTTTGCTCACTTCAACAAAGCTAACATGGGTATCAAAGTATTGTTGGGTATTAAAGATGGCAAGTATCAAGACGTATGCACTAAAGTGTTTGTTAACGTAGGTGGTAAAATCACTGACTACGTAGCTAAGCAAATCACTGGTGAGTACGGTTTCAAGAGTTTCTACGGGAGCTTTACCTTCAAAGAATACACTGAAAACGATGCTCCTGAAAGCAATGAAGTAGAGAGTCCTTTCTCTAACGAACCTGCTATGAGCTGGGATACTAGCGATGTAGCAACTGCTAATATTAGCGAAGACGTAGACAGCTTGTTTTAAGTTAATCTAATTCTTTTTAATAATCTGTTTCATTTTTAGAAAAGAGGGTTACATTTGTAGCCCTCTTTTTTATTAACTAACCTAGTTATGGATTTAACAAGTATTGAAATCAGACCTAATGTACAGACTTTGTACAAGCTTGTAGGACAAGAAACCTTAATGTCTTTTTACTTTGGAGAAAAAATAGACTTAAGAAGTAAGTACAAGAATCCTTTCAGATCTGATAAGCATGCTACTTGTTTCTTCAAATGGAGTCAAGGAGGTAATCTTTATTTTATAGATTACGCTACTGAGAAAATCCACTACAACTGCATAGACATAGCTCAAATGAGAACAGGGTATGAGTATCCTGATATTCTTTATAAGATTGAGTCAGACTTCCAGCTTAAGAATTTTAGCTTAGAAGACAGACTCGGACTTAAAATAGAAATAGATAGTCTCAAAACAGTTAAACCAGCAGAAGTAAAACCTGCATCTATTAAAGTAAAACTAACTAAATTCAACCAAAAAGACTTAGAATACTGGTCTCAGTTCGGAGTAACAGAGAAGATTCTTAAGTTCTATGATGTACGAAGAGTAGACAAGGCTTGGATAGCAGACAACATATGGTACATTAACAATGACTTTGATCCTTGTTATCGTTATAAAGAGAAAGATAAGTTCAAACTATACCGTCCTTACGCTGAGAAGAAAGTTAAATTTAGAACTAACTTCTTTGGAGGTATGCTTGAGGGTTATACTCAGCTACCACATAAGGGAAGTATCTTGATTATTACTAAGGGAACTAAAGACGTAATGACCTTACATTCTATTGGGGTTAACGCAGTAGCTGTTAGGAGTGAAACAACTCCTATCTCAGAGAATGCTTACGAACTCCTTAAAGCTAGGTTTGATAACATATATGTTTGGTTTGACGCTGACAGAGCAGGAATAGAAGGAGCAAAGAAAATATCAGAGATGTACGATATACCAGTATTGTACCATCATGCAAGCTTAGGTAAAGACATAAGCGACATTTATAAAGAACACGGAAAAGAAAAACTAATAGAAATATGCCATCAGTTCATGATATTGTAAAAGAAGCGCTAGATTTAGCCTTCGCAGATTTAAAAGTAGAAGCACTAGTACAAGATGGTGTTTGGAATAGAATGAAACGTAATACTCAGTACTCTAATTATTACAAGAAAAGAGTATCACTAGCTGATCCAGTATCAACAAAAGCAAAAAGACTTGCTACCTTCCAGAGATCACAAGAAACTAAGACTAACTTAAGAAAGTTTAGCGAACTCGAACAGTCTATACTTTCTATCGTTTGTAGAGTACACAAGATTAAAGTAGAAGACTTCATTAAAGTACGTAGAGGCAGAGAATTGGTAGACGCAAGATTTCAGTTTGCAGCTATTCTTAGACTTCAATTCTATTACACGTTTAGTAAGATAGCTTTCCTTTTAGGTAAAGACCATTCAAGTATTATTCACTCTGTTAAACAACACAAAGACTTCTACGACACTATTAGTTCGTATAAAGCCTTATACGTAAGAGTGCTTAACGAAATAGAAAAAGACTACCCAGGACTCCTTAACACAACACTAAATCCAAACATTATTTTAGTAGAGAGTAGGGTAGGGTATGGTAAAAGAGGTCAGGCTGTAGTTAGTAGTATTCCTGAACAATTTAACAATGAAGAAACTAATTGATATACCAGATGACTGGTATCAACATTTAAAAGAAACAATAGAAAGTCCGTATTTTAAGAGCCTTGGGGGCTTCATCGCTAAGGAAAGATCTAGTAAACAAATCTTCCCTAAAAAAGATGAAGTCTTCAGGGCTTTTAATTTAACACCCTTTCAGAAAGTCCGTGTAGTTATACTTGGCTATGATCCTTACCCAAATACACATAAGGGAGAGCCAGTAGCATGTGGACTTTCATTTGCACCTAGAAACCGAGACTACGTACCTCCTTCTCTTAGGATTATGTACGGTAGAATTAAGCAAGACATTTACCCAGACGAGTTATCCTTCCCCATAGATATGAATATAGAATCATGGGCTAAGCAAGGAATTCTTATGCTAAATGCAGCTTTAACTATCGAAGAGGGTAAGTCAGGCTCTCACTTGGAGCATTGGAAACAATTTACCGAAGAAGTATTTAAGACTTTAAGCAGTAGTACTACGGGCTTAATCTTTTGTTTCTGGGGTAAAGACGCCTTAAAGTTTGCTCATCTAGTAGATGACAACTTCCATCACGTATTAACAGCAGCTCATCCTGTCTCCGCTGTATATAAAGGAGGACAGTGGGAGTGCGATCACTTTACAAGAATTAACCAAATCCTACTAGCTAACAATGGAGAATCCATTGATTGGCTAGACAACTTAAAATAAAAATATGAATTGGCAAGATTACGAGACCTTAGGTCATATCGAATTCAAAGGTAAACTAGTAGATTACCTGAAAGAAAGAACAACTGAAGTAAAAAAACTTGAACAAAACAGCGAATACGAGTACTGTGAGATTCAAGGAAGAATCAAAGAA